CATCAAAGTCTCTGACACCATCCGCGACCCAATGGCTCAAGGCATCACCGAGAGCGACCGCTCTTTCTCAAGCCTTCGCCAGCAGCCAACCAAATACGACACGTTGAATGGCCAGCTCGAAGTTTGGCCAACGCCCGGTCAAGTGTATGAACTCATCATCATGCACATTGCAGGCAAAGGCCGATTCGACCGCGCCAGCGACCGCAGCAGCGTGCCAGACCGTTTGGTTTTCTTGTACGCACTGGCCAACGCCAAGGCGCACTATCGCCACCCAGATGCTCAAGTGCCTGCCAAGACCTTTGAGGTCATGTTGAGCAATGAAAAGAGCAAGCAAAAAGAGAACACCCGTTATTTCGTGGGCACCAAAGCTGCATCGCGTGAGGGCCAAGTGGCTCGCACTGAAAACGGCTACTCACTGCGAGCGTAAGAAATGACACAAATCACCTTCGACCGATTCGACTTAGGTATTGACCTTCGCAAAGGCGCATCCGTATCAGATGCCAACCGCCTGCGCGAAATGAAAAACGCCTATGTCACCACGGGCTTGGCCACGCAAAAGCGCCCCGGCTTGCTCAAGGTGGCAGAGCTGGAAGCTGGCACCAAAGGCTTGTTTGCCGCCTTCGGCAAGTTGCACACGTTTTACGGTGAAGGCACCGTCACCCACGCCAACCCGCTTTTTGAATCGCACAAGGTTCAATACTCTGGTGGCGCTCAACCAGTGGCCGACGTGCCTTTCTCGGACGTGTTCAATGCCTACATTTATGCGGCTATCCAATACGCTGACGGCACGATTGAACACCACTACCTTGACGGCAACGCCACCACGCACATTGCTGACGTAAATTGTCCCGACACCAACGGCGTGGTCAAGTTGTCGTCAAAACTCTTTGCCATCAAAGGCGACGTGGTGCGCTACTGCAAGACGGGCAACCCACGCGACTGGACCACGGTAAATGACGCGGGCTTCTTGCCCACGGGTTTGAATTCACGCGGCGACCGCGCAACCAACGCGCTTGGCATTTACCAAAACAAGTTGGTGGCCCTGAGCCGTGACGGCGCTCAAATTTGGACGGTGGACCCGGACCCCAGCAATATGAAGCTGGAAGACATTGTTGAGAACGTGGGCACCAGCTTTCCACGCTCCGTGGCTGCCGTGTCGGGTGACTTGTACTTCCTGAGCGACTACGGCTTCCGCTCAATCACGACGCTGCAACTCACCAGCAACTTGGCCGACGTGGACGTTGGTTCACCCATTGACGCCTTGGTGCGCCCTGAGACCAAGACGCCGGGCATTTTCCCGCGTGCCTTCTACTACTACGGCACAGGCCAATACATTTGCGCCATTGGCAACCGCCTATTCGTGTATTCGGTGAGCCGCACGGCCAAGATTGCCGCGTGGTCCCAGTATTTCTTGACGCACCCGGTCGATGCTTTTGCAGAGCTTGGCCAAGAGCTTTATATCCGCTCTGGCAATTCAGTCTTCAAGCTGGACCCAGCCGCAAGCTCTGACGACGGCACCCAGTTTGAGGTGTTGCTCGACCTGCCTTACATGAATTTCAAGACACCCGGCCAGCTCAAGCGAATCTATGGCGTGGACTTGGTGATTGACGGACGTTGTGAGTTCTCGATTGGCTACGACGTGCGCGACCCGGACGCCTTCACCACACCCGTGAAAGTGCGTGGCAATACGCGACCCGCTGGAATGATTCCCGTGGAATGTTGCGGCACTGAGTTTGCACTCCGCTTCCGCAACTTTGACGACAAGCCCTTCAAGCTGGACGCGGTGACGATTTACTACGACGTATTGGGACCAGTTTAATGAACCTTCGTTTGGCCACTGTTGACGACCTGCCTGAGCTTTGCGTGCTTGGTCGGCAGATGCACGAAGAATCCAGCTTCGCGCCAATGGACTATGACCTTGAAATTGTCAAAGAAACATTGTCCGAATTGATGCACAAAAATCAGTTCGTGGTGGTTGCAGAGGGTACAAATGGGGAAATTATCGGCAGCATGGCTGGGTCCGTGACGCAAAGCTGGTTTGGCAAAGACGCGGTGGCCAATGACTTGTGCATATTTATTCACAAGGACCACCGGGGCGGAATGCTCGCAGTCAAGCTAATCAAGCTATTTGTGCAGTGGGCCAAGCTCGCAGGCGCAAAGCAAATCAGACCCGGCGTTGTCTCTGGCAACAAGACCGCCGAAGCATTGTATGAACGACTTGGCTTCACCCGGACTGGGGCCACATTCTGTATGGAAGGGGAATAATCATGGGCGGTGGTGGCGGCGGCGGCGGTGACGGCGGTGCAGGACAGCGTGAGGCAGAGCGTCAAGCTCGAATCAAGGCTGCGACTGACGAAATCAACAACATTTTCAACAACAAATATCGTCAAAACCAGACGGTGTACCGCGATGGCAGCGGCAACCAAATCAGCAAAGAGCAATATGACGCGCTCATGGCTGAGTACAAGGCGGGCACTGGCGTATATGCAAGCAGTGCTGGGACCGACGAATTTGGGAATTCAGTAACAGTTGGCAGTAGCGTTGGCTCGCCAGTTGAGGCTATTGAATCCATTTGGGTTGACGGCGACCCAAACAACTCACGCGAAAAGCTATACAACGAACAAAAGACGGCGGTGTACGACCTCAACAAAGCAGAGGTGGACCGACAAGCCAAAGAAGCAGAGCGCAAGACGCGTTTTGGTTTGGCCCGTGTTGGTTTGCTGGGCGGCTCCGAAGACGTGGATGCAGCGGCAGAAAACGACCGACGCACCAACGAGGGTTTGATGCGTGCTGGCGGCATTGCCGACCAAGCATCCGCTGACTTCCGCGTGGCCGACGAGCGCACGCGCTCCAACCTAATCAGCATGGCGCAGTCGGGCATTGACACTGGCACCGCCGCGCAAATGGCGTTGGGTGGCTTGAAGGCCAACGCTGACAGCATGGCCGAAGCTCGCGCAGGCGCAACCGTCGGCGGCTTGTTCAACGACCTGAGCCAAGCCTACTTGATGAATCAAGTATTGGCCGGGAAGACCAACGGCGCAGGCTACGGCCAGCAATGGTATGGCGTGTCGAATCCACGACAAACCAGCCAAGGCACCGTGCAAAGCTAAAGGGTAAAGCGTGCAAGAGCTAGTCGTCAGCAACCAAGGACACATTGCCATCACTGGCAATGCGTGCCTGCCTGCCATGACGCAAGAGCAAATCAACAAGGTGGGAGCCTTGGAACATTTCTCGCGTGCGCTTTGCGAGCAAGAAGACATACCGACAGAACACTTGATTCATGGCGGCATGTACTCGCGCACGATTCACATGCCAGCGGGTACGGTGTTGACGGGTGCGCTCTTGAAGCTGCCAACCGTGCTTGTTGTCGCTGGTGATTGCGCAGTGTTCATTGGTGAAGAAACCATTGAGCTTCGCGGCTATTCGGTACTGCCGGGCAGTGCTGGCCGCAAGCAGGCATTTCTTGCGCACACCGACGTGAGCATGACCATGCTATTTCCAACGCAAGCAATGACAGTTGCACAAGCAGAGCAAGAGTTCACAGACGACTACGAGCTTTTAATGAGCAATTTTCAAGATTGCGTGACCACACAGATTACAGGAGAGTGAGATGGCAGGCGCATTAACCGCAACACAAATAGCTTCACTAGCGGCAATGGTTGCTGGCTCTTACATGCAGTATCAAGCAAATACAGATGCAGCAGACCGCCAGCAAGCAGCAATTCGACAAAGCCTTGAGCGCCAAGCCGAGCTGCAAAAGCAAGCTGAAAAGAAGGCGGTGGACACTGCCGCCAAGTTTGCGCCGGGCGACCGTATCAAAGAGCAAGCGGCGCTGGAAGAACAGATTTCCAAAGAGCTGATTGCCCCGGTCAATGAGAGCCAAGCCATTCGAGCAGAGCAAAGCACAACGCAAGGCGACGTGTCCGGCGACTACTCTACGGCAAAGGCAGCAGCCACGGCCAACTCATTGAAGTCGGCGGAAGCACTGGCGCGTTTGCTGGGTAAGACGACTTCGGCCAACCGCTTACGCATGAATGAGGGCATCCGCCTCATGGACACTGGCCAACAAATCGACCAGCTCAACAGCTTCTCGCGTGGCCAACAAGCCGCAGACCAAATTGGCATTCAAGTGGCTGGACGACCTGACGCAGAGCAAATGTTCATGGGTAGCTTGCTGCAAGCTGGTGGCAGCGCTGGCTTGTCGTATGGCGGTGGCTCAACCCCGGTGTCACCAGCAGAAGTAAATGCAGCCAATGCAAGTGCCGACCCCATTGCATCACTCAACGCTCAAAAGGGCTGGACGGGTGGCAATCAATCATGGTTAAGCGCATTCAAGAGGTAAGCAAATGAATTTCACCCTAGACGGTGCCAGTGGAGCACAAGCAGCAGGCCAAGGACTTGGCAATTTGTTCAAGGCCGCAGCAATGGCCCCGATGTATCGCCAGCAAGCAGAGGCAGACGCCGCGCTCAAAGGTGCGCAGCTCTACCACCACACGATGGCCGGAAACAAGTTGGGCACCGAAGCCGAGCAAAAGCGTGGCGCGTTGGCCATTCAAAATGACCCGCTCGAAAACACCATGTTGAGCTTGGGTTTGCCGACCAACCTTGCGCCCGCATTCCGTGAGCGCTTGAGCACTGGCAGTTTTGGCCCTTCATATCAAACGCCCGCCGATGGTGTTGGCCCCGTTATGCCAGCACCAGCCGATGACGCAACCGTGAAGAAGCTGGCGCAAGCAATGTCGCTCACCCAGCGCATGTTTGCCACTGGCAGCAATGTGGACCAAGGCGCAGGCGCAGCACTCAAAGAACAAAAAGCACGCGGCATTGACGCGGTAATTGCCAACCCGTCGCTTGCTGGCACCTACGGCAAGGCCAATGCAGCCGCCGAAGGCAAGCCATTGTTCAACGACGTGGGCAATACCGGGTACAGCATGGACAACTTCACGGGCGGCCAGATTGAAGGCAACCCGGTTTTGGCCAAGATTTTCAACACCGTGCAAACGTCAATGGCCAACGAGAACAACGCGCAGGCCAAGAACGCCAACGCGTCGGCTCGCAAGCACACGCTCGAAGGCGACGCACTGGAAGGCTCAGACGGCAAGACCACAAGCGGCAAACCGTTGACCAATGCCCAGCTTCGCGCAAATCAAGACGTGGAAGCCGCACGCAAGTACGTCACCGACTTGCCACGCGAAACCGTGGCGGCAGTGTTGCGCAAGAACGAAATGGACTTGACCCAGCAGGACAAAGACATTTTGGCCCGCATCAAGAAATCACGCGTGGCCAAGTATGGCGAGAGCGCGGTGCCCGACCAGTACAACGACATGCTTGGACTTGACCAGAATGTTGTGCAACAACTTGCAGGCGCTTTGGCCAACCCCGGCACCAACCAAGCTGGCGCAATCGCCAAACTCTTTGGTGGCACCGACAAGCCAATGACCGAAGAAGAAATCATCAAGGGCGTAATGGCAAATGTTGGCCAAGCAGAGCTGCCAAACCAGCCGCAATACATTGCCGCAGCGAAGAACCGCAACCGCTCAAATGCTCCGGCCACACCAGCCGAGAACAAAAATCCGCCGGGTGGTGGCGCAGCTCCCAAAATTGAGGCCAAAGTCCCCGCTGGCTATAAACAGATAGGCACCTCAA